CACCCTCGGCAGGTATTGTGCTTGATGCAGTCAGTGCAATCCCCGTCAGCGCAGACCCATCAATCGCAGGTAAAGCACCTGTGAGTTTGCTAGATGCCATACTGACGATCTTGCTGTCTGTAACTGAACTGTCTATCGGAGCAATGGTGCCTGTAGTTGGTTCTCTCACCAGTATGTAGTCGATGACATCACCAGTGACCAACGCACTAGCGAAGGTGATCGTTGAACCGTTGATAGTGTAACTGCCGCCGCCCGGTTGCTGGATGATACCGTTCAGACTGACCTGCATGACCAGTGTCGATGCTGGACTGTAGTTCACACCGCCCTTCTGCATCGTATATGCCGCCTGACCATTCACGACCGTGATTGCGTCCAGCAGAACAGGTGCGGCAGTTCCCTGTTGGGTGCCGATATAACTCATGATCAACCTACCTTTAGTATGCCGCAATATGTGCCGCGTTTCATTGCGCTGTTATCTGTAGCAGTGTTTGGATAATAGGCATGACTTTCCTGCTGTGCCGCCGCACTCATAGCATCATAGGGATTACCCGCTGAATCATTAAGGTAATGACGAAATACTACTTCATCATTTGCTTGCAGACTCTCGATTACGCTCAGAAAATGAGTGGATTGACCAGTATCATTGCCATTGTCTATATATCTACCATGAGCAGATGCGATGACTGTTTCTGTTCCACCACTATATTTAGCAATCATAGAACCAGAGTCTCTAACGGTTCCGTCTTGTCCATGAACGCCTAAACAAACTTGGAAATAAATCTGGTAATAACCAGTCAGAGGAACCAAAAAACCAGCACCTGATTGAACACCTGATGTCTTTGCAACATTTGCAGTTGATGCGTAAGTGTCAAAATCTATTACATCAAATGTCGCACGGTTCCATTGCTGTTCTGTAATATTTTCATCGTCAGCAGACATCGACATTTGTGCAATAACTTGTGAGGCAGCAACAATAGTGCCATCGGTTGATGCGTTTTTTATCTTCGAAAGTGCCATCAGTTATCCCCTCAAGCGTATGGACTGTCTCCGAGCAAACTTGTATCCCATGCCGCTTTCAGTGCGGCGATGTCACTTGCGTTCTCGATTGCGCTTGCCGCTGGTGCGTCTCGAAGAGCAGTCTTACGTGTGACTGATGCCGCTTTTGCAGTCGCATCGTCTTGCTCAAGTGCCTTCATGTAGACGACATCCTCTGCTTCGAGCAGTGGACCTCGAACTTCGCGTATTTTGTCTTTGAAGATGACTTTTGCTCTGGTCATGTCTTCTTGAATTACGTTGCCCTCGATGACCCAAGCACCTCTGAAGTGACGGTCGCTCGGTTGTGTCGAAACTGAGGACGAGTTGATCTGTGTGCCGACCGCATCGACAATGTAGGTATCTACCATTTTGTGTATTCTCCGGTTTATGCCGCTGTTGCTAAATCATCTGAGATTTGCCAAGCGTTACGCCATTCTCGTGTTTGGGGTAGTTGTTGTTTAGTGCAGATGACCAGACGAGGTTTGTTACCATCGTTGATATTCTGCCAGACGTGCTGTGGTACATCCTTCTGGATTAGGTATTCGATTGCTTCTTCTTCAGTCATTGGACCAATTGGTTCTGTCTGGTGAAGCAGATGTCCTCTCATGTGCTTCTTGAAGTCGGGTTGTGCTTCGTCCTTCGCCAGTTCCCAGTACACCCACACAGGCGGCAGGATACCACCCTGCAATGCACACGCCATCCAGTTAGGGTCAGGCACAAGTATCTTAGCGCACTCATCAATGCTGTCCTCATAGACTACACGGTAGTCAGACTGCACCGCTTCCAGCGTTTCCTTTGCCCAGCATAGTCGGTCAAATAAGTGGGTGCCTTGAAACTCTGGTGTCTGCATTATGCTAAGTCTCCGTGAAATATTATCTGCACAAAACTATTGTCAGCGTTGGAGTCACTTGTGTTTGTACTTCTAATTTGACATCCTGAAGCAGAAGGGTGTGAACCAGTAGGTGTGCCAAACTGACTTCTTGCGTTACCTAAAAAAGAAGCAGGATAATTTGCGTCAGTCATAGCGTTTGTTAAATTCATCGTTTGGTCGCCAGTGCCACCATCTGTGATTGAACTGCCATTAAAACTATCGTTAAAAGTGGGTGTTCCTGCCGTACCATCAAATGAACACCAACCTTTTGCACTACCATTCACAACATAGTTCGTGGCGATTGACCCAGCGGTGCTGTGTTCCAGCGTATCTGCTACAATTTTTCCTGCCATTACGCTAAGTCTCCAAGTATCGAAAACGCATTGTAGATGTCATCTGATGTAGCAAGTGTATTAGAAACTCTACTGTTAAACTGTCCAGTAGTCGTTGTTCTGTTTGATGGGTGTCCACCCAAAGTCCTGCCATCTTGACCACCGCAACTACCAACCCAATCGCCATCACTAAACGCAGTTGTCCAAGTAAATGTTGTTAGACCAACATTCTGGTCAGTAAGACTCGAAACTCCGAATGATGTCGTCAAACTTGTTGGTGATGTCATGTCGTATAAAGCGTAAACCTTCGCCAACCCCTGTTCCAGAGACATAGTAGCAGTAGCACCAACAGTCACGGTGATGTCATTAGCAGTGGTCTTGCCAGTGAGGGTATCTACTTTTATCTCACTCATGCTAAGTCTCCTAAAGAACTCAACCACGCCTTACTAACATCATACAATCCACCGTTACTTGTTGAGTTGCCGTTTCTTGCAGTTGTAAATTGGATAGAACCTGCCGCAAGAGGGTCAATATCAGCGTTTGATTCATCCCCAACATTGATATTACAAAACGCCCTTGATGCACCGCCTATCGCGGTTGCGCCATCATCTTGACTGTTGTAAATGCCCAATGTGATGCACCTATCATGCTGAGATGCAAAGGCATTAGTTATGGATATTGTGCCTGTGCCTGTCTTCTCATCAGTGTATGAACTGGCGTTTAATGACCCTTCAATATCATTGTTTACTGAATCAAAGGACAACCAAAATTTCGTTGCCTCTTGCTTAGTCAGCGTGACTGGACTGGTGCCATCACTTGCTGTGATTGTGTCTGCTCTTAACTCGCTCATGCTATCACCAGATTACCGTTTACAGTTAGAACCTTGGTCGAGGCGACAGTAAGTGGACCTGCGCACAGAGCATTTTCATCACTGTCGATAGTGACATTATTGTCGAGGGTTTGCTGATGAACTCTGAAGATATCACCGCCACCTGCGTTGACCTCACCGTTCTCACCTTTGTAGGTGCCACCGCCAAGGGTCAGACCAGAGGAGAACATTGCTGACGTGATTGAACCGTCAGGTGGGACTACTGTCTGCAATGCTTTGCCTTGGAAGACGACATAAAAGTCATCTGTGCTTGCAACATTGCCAGTCATCGTCATTTGGTTGCCAGAGGTGGTGTATGCGTCACCGGGTCGCTGACGGACGTAGTTGACGAAAACCTCGATCTCTTGCTCGTTAGCAACGGCATGACTGAGGGTGTAGGGACCAGTTGTCCCGTTGCCTGTCAGTGACTGTCTGTCAAATGATGAATAGGAAGACTGTGCTACGTTTCCGATATATGCCATGTCTTCACCTATTATGTGCTGATTGCATCGACCATGCTTATCCAAGCATCGAGCGAACTTGCTGTATCGCTTTTGACAAACAGTTGGTCTCCGCTTGCGAGGATGACTTTACTGGCACCATCAATCAGTTCGAGGGACGAACCAGCAGGGATAGGTGCGTCTTTTACAAGATGGATATCGTTCGACCCATCATTGACGTATACCTCAACCAAAATCATGTTTGCCGTAGTGTTCGCCAGTCGAATACCAATGATCGTGTCGTAACTGTCTGCCGCTGTAATGCTGGTCGCACCAGTTCCCACGCCGTTTAGCGTGTACCGTCTAAAATTCTGTGCCATGTGTATTTCCTATAGTGCGATTGCAAATGCGATTGCTGAACCTACTGATGCCCCACTTGCGTCCTGAAGTGTGAGGTTACCTGCACCGTCTGTAGTCATCACCTGACCGTTAGTGCCGTCTGATGTTGGATAGGAGATGCTTGCGATAGTTGCAGTGTCTGAGGTCATACCGCCAGTAACAAGTATGCCCCCTGCTCTGACCGCCATTTTCTCTGCACCTTGATGATACAAAACCGTAGATTTGGTTGCACCGGGGCGAATGTCTACCGTCAGGTTGCTTCCTGCTTTATTGCGAACCTCAAGTCCGTCAGATTGGACCCATGTCTTGTTCTGTGCAGAGCGATGCGAAAGAAGAGTATCAGCATCAGTACCTAACTTGAGGTAATCGTCATCCTGCATCACAACGTCGAAACTGTTGCTCTGTAGGTCACCACCTAACTGGGGACTTAGATCCTGCACAACATCAGTCAAACCTGTGTCTGCTGAAGTGACTGACCAACTGGTTCCGTCATATAAATATAAATTGCCATCGACCGTGTTTGCGTAGAGCATCCCACTTTGCAGTGGGTCACCCGCAAGGTCTACCGTTGGTGCTGATGCGTAAGACCCAAGATATAATCGTGTCTCTGCCGCTGTTGCTTGTGAGGGAAACGTAGCAGTTCCGTTAGTAGTAAAAAATGATGTCGTTGCCGCCATATCTACCCCCTATTGAACACTTGGTGTGGACTGATAGTCCGTGTAAGTCATCGCAGGTTGTATGGTCTGTGTTCCACCATTAAGTTCTTGATCGTTTGCCTGTTCTTGTATCTCTGCCATGAACCGCTGAAACTTCTCTTCGAAGATGTCCCTACGCTCATCGAGGTAATAATCTGCCGCATAGGTCAAACCACCATAAAGTATGAGGTCAGGTGCTACCTTCGCCAGATCGTTTTCATCGGTGTTTGCAACCATTGGAGCAAACTCAGCGTAATAATAGAGCACCACCTCACCGCTAGTTGGTTGTGGATGTAAAAGCAGGTTCTGCTGTTCTCTGGTAAATACTGTGGGTGAACCTGCTGTCGGGTTATTGACCAAGTTCCGCATCTTTGAGTTAGGAACACGAGTAAGTTCGATGCCCTGATAATAGAGACTAATGATCTCCAAAAAGTCCGTAGGTAGCGTGATTGATGCTGTCTGAGATGAGATCGTATAGGTCGTCTTATTCTCGTTAAGTGGGGTGCGTAACTGACGCTGGATACGAGCGATACTTTGGTCGATAAACAGTGTGGTCAGGGAAGTGGTTATGTCGTTTCTGTTCAGTAGGTCGTTAAAGTGAGACTTGATATCGCCGTAGTTCATACCTTACGTCCTTCTCTTTTTCTTCTTGTACGGTTTCGCTGTCTTTGCCGCCTTGCGAAACGCAGTAGCAGTCGGCGCACCTTCGCTTCCAACTTTACGCATCTTCTCACCACTACCGGATGCGATACGTTTTCGTTTCTTGTGGATGTTTCTGTAGAGTGACACTTAACTTCTCCGTGATTTGCTTCCACTGCACTTCCATTTCTTGCGAGATAGTCGGAGTGGTGAATTGGGGTTCTTTGCCGCTTTGGGGTGCTTCTTCATCTGACCAGCAGATCGAGAGCAATAACTGTCACCCTTCTTTGTGCCTGGTGATATCGAGTATCCCTTTGCGCCATATCTAACTGTCTTCTTGCCCACCTTCTTGCTGAATTTCTTAGGTCCGGTGTATGCCATCAGACTGATTTCTCCGTAGTCAGGAACGCTTCGAGGTTCTGTTGTTTCAGACGCTTTACGATGTCTGCCGCACTGTGTTCGCCTGAAAAGATGTCAAAACCTTCACGCATCCATTGCTCGACAACGATGGTCGGTATCTGTGCGACTGACATGAACTCACCTTCCCTGCGTGACTTTGATTCATTCCGCTGTTCTTTGATGCGGTTCATAAAGTCGTTGCTTAGTTCCTGCGTATGCTTGCGGAATACACCACCGACATCGCATCCATAGTCTTCTTCGACCCCGATCAGTCGAGGTTGTTTATTCATGAGATTTCTCCTTGAGGATTAAGGCGTGAGGGGCGGTTCGTAAGGAGAGCGAACCGAACCGTTGCTCCCCTCACTCCTAACTATTCACGATCTATGAAAGACCGTTGATTTGTGCTGATGCCTTGTCATTTAAGTGCATTAGTCCACCTTCGTACGTAACGAAGTGTTTGTCGGAGTCGCCTGTCTTCGCTAACAGTGTCCGAGATGTTGGACGTAGCACTGCTGACCGCCACATTGTTGGGTCAAGCAAGAACGCATGTGTGGACATTTGGATACGGTTGAGAACGACCTGCAACGTGCCATATGGGTTAACCATAATGTTGACAGCGTTTGTCAGTGTTTGGTTCTCATCGTTGAATGTCCGTTGGCGACCTGATGCTCCTGTGAAACCAGCAACGATTTCTGAATCGCTTGGTTTGATCATGAACAATGTTGGGTCACCACCTGCGTTGTACGCCGCTTCGTGCGCATCAAGCAGTTTCGCTTCTGTTAGTGGATCAGTCGCGTTAGTTCCTGCGTCAATTGTGTTACCTGAGTGGATCAGTTGTGACGCTGAGTCCATTTCACGTGCTGTTGAAGAGTTACCTGTAACTCCTGCATTGTCCTGACCGACGTAAGCGAACTCGATGTCTCGCTTCAGTTCCTTCAATGCTTTGCCTAACTGGTAAGCAGTTTCTTTGGCACGACCGTAAGTCTTGATTGCGTCTGCTGTTGCAGAAACTTGAAATGCCTTGGTCAAGATTTGCGTGTTGCCAGTCTTCATGGTTGTCGCTGTTAGCGTTGCCATGCTTGGGTCTGCACCTTCAACCGCTTTGTTGTCGGCGGCAGCAGCAAGGGTGTCTTGCTGATATTCGTACACTCGTGCGTGCACTTTTTGTGGGCGGATTGCCGTGTACATTGGGCAATCGGTAGGCGAAATGATCGAGATTAGATCCTGTACGTCTTCTGCCTTACCCACTTGGTCATACGTGGTGTATGTTGCCATTTCTATTTACTCCGTTGGGTTAAGTTAAACCTCCCAACGCGAAAGAAGTACGTCTGCAATATCTTCCGTATCGCTCCCACGCATAGATAGTTTCTCCTGCGCTTTCTTCATGCGACGTGCTTTTGCGGCACGTTCACCTTCGGGTGCTTTGGTCGATCTAAGAACCTTCTTTTTGGCGGCAGTCTTCTTTTTCACTGTTGCCACCTGTTTTCCTTGGTCAAACAATCTCGCTTTGTGCAAAATCTTAATGGCAGTTGGATCGACAATGGTGTTGACCGTTGCCTCATCCATACCTTGTTCAATCGCATATGCACGAATGTCATTGTAGAGATCATCAGACCACTCAGGGATGTCGTTCTGTAGAACCTCAACTGCTTGCTTTGCGGCGTCCCGTAATGCTTGCTGGTTCTGTGCTTGAACATCTGAGTAGAATTTGTCTGCTTCTTCTCGCAGGAACTTTAGTTCTGTTTCTGCGTCTTGTGCTTCCTTGCGGAGCAAAGCGAAATCATCCGCTTCCATAGTCTTTGATGCCAAGAGCATATCGACTTCAGAATATGGTTTATATTTCTCTTCTGCTTTGCCAAGCAAAGTCTGGAAGACTGCATGGTTCTTTTGAATTGCTTCATCTGCTTCTTTACGTTTAGAGGCAGTTTCTTGAGACTTGCGAGTGAGACTTGCTTCTTGACCCGCCAGACGTTTAAGTGAACCCACAGAATGTTGAACCACCTTACCATCGACCGTGATCTCAACAACGTCATCGTCTTCTGCAAGTTGCAGAGTATCTTCTTCGCTGTCGTCATCAGTGTCTTCAGTTTCGGTTTCATCTTCTTCAAGTTCCGTGTCTTCCTCAGTGTCTTCGTCGATCTCATCAGTCTCAGTTAAGTCAACTTCGTCTATAGTCTCTTCTGTTTCTTCGACTTGTTGACTTGCTTCCTCGCCGTCTTCAGATGACTGATCTGCATCAGCGTCTTCCCAACGTGCTAGGATTGCATCTGGCACATCATCTGTTTGAAGTGCACCTGGTAATGAGGGTGTGTTTTGGACGTTACTCAATGGTCCTTCTCCTCTTGACGATTGTTGTCGTTAGCAACGATTTGATCTCGCACCGATACCCGCTGTTGTAGGGTCGAGACGATATCAACCAATGCTCTGTAATGGTGGTATGACCGTTCACGTTCGGTCGTTTGCTCCGGTTTGCTGTTGCAAAACGCTTGGAACGCTTGGTCTACCAAATTGTTGACTGTTGAATTGAACGCTGGGTTATCGAGCAGGTGTTCTGCATCGGCACCCAAGCGTATCAACTCATCTTGCTTTAGTTGCTCTTCTTGTATGGTCATTATGCTTCCTTATTATCCGGTAGGACTGACGATCCCTCGTCTGTCCTCCGTGTTTCTCAAGATTTCCAGTTCGCTCTCGTCAAT